CTTATCCCTTTTGCAAGACAATGATTTTTAACCATTCCTGCAATATTTAGGTCTTCCACCGCCACTGCTTGATTTTCGCTTATCAGCCTTCGACTGATTTTGTGGAGAAAGTCCGACCTTCGATTTGTTATTTTCTCGTAAACCTTTGCTACTTCCAACTTAGCCTGTTGTCTTTTTACACCCCCTTTCATTTTCCTACTTAGCTGTCTTTGTTTAACTGCTAATCTTTTTTGAGAATTTACAAAGTATTTAGGATTGTCAATCTTTTCCCCATTACTTATGGTGGCAAAATGTTTTAATCCAACATCCACTCCAACTGTTCCACTCTCGGTTATTTTTTCTTTGAAGGGCATTTCTAGTCCGTCATCCACGAGTACGCTGGCAAAATATTTATTGGTTGCCGTCCTACTTACGGTAACACTCTTCGTTTTACCGTCATATTTCCTATCCTCTGGCATAGCTACCATACCGACTTTAGGTAGATACATTTCTGATTTGTCAAAATCAATCTTTACTCTTTGTGGATAGGTGCATGACTGGTTACTATTATGCTTGCTTTTGAAGTTAGGAAACCTGTTTTGTTTCCTGAAAAAAGCGGTGAACGCATTGTCAAGATTTCTTAACGACATTTGTAGAACTTGACTATCTGCCTCTCTCAACCAGTCTTTTTCTTTTTTTAATTCCGTCATCATCTTTGTTAAATCAAAACAGGACAGGGTTTTTTTAGTTGTTTCATATTCCTTAATCTTCATATCAAGACCAAAGTTATAGACATATCTAACACAACCAAACTGTTGAGACAGCTTTTCTTGTTGCTCTGTGCTGGGGAAGATACGATACTTGTATGCTTTTAACATCTTACAGATATTATGCAACATTCTGTAAGTGTTTGCAAGTAGACGCTTTCATCCCAGGACTAAAGCCCTGGGTTTTCCCGCTTTTTGTCGTCAGGAAAGGTTGTGTGGCTACGAGAGTCGCGACTTATGGCTCTATTGTAGTGTTAGAAGTAGGCGATTAAGCGTTAATAATACCTCTAAAGAACTTCTTATACGCTTCCAAATTCTTTTGAATCGTCCAATCGTTCTTAACTGTTTGGTATGCTTTCTCACCCATCTGTTGACGTAAAGTTGCATCATCGACTAGTCTCTTCATCTTTGAGTACCACTCATCCGCACTCGAAGCAAGAAAACCGTTATTGCCGTCTTGTATAATATCAGAATATTGCCTAATGCGCTGCCATACCCCGGGTCTACCCGTAGAAGATACCTCATTAAATTTTGTAGCACTTTTACAGCGGTTGTAGACATTATCAACTACCGGAGTTACAAAGAAGTCGATGTTATCGGCAAAACCTGGCAATTTGTCTTTGACCCACCTATAGATATCGACATCACCAAAGTCTTGGATATACCGCAGTCCCCATTTCATCTTGAAGTCAGAGAAGAACGAACCAATGGTAATAAATCGGATGTTTGGGTAGTCGCTCATTAATCGATCCATGCCTTTAAGGAATTCATCGTTAGTTAAGCTCGCAAAATGAGAAGATGAACCAAAGTGGCCAATGTTTACTGTCCTCTCATTACGTGGGGCAGCTTTATGGGAATAAAAGTCTAAATCTATGTAGTTAGGTAGTACTTTGATCTTTTCATGACGTTTGGTGGTATTGGCAGCAATCACATTTTTCAGATACGAATTAGTACAAGTCACATAATCAACTTCATTGGCAATAGCCGTAATGGTCTTTAAGCCTTCACTGCCTTTTTTAAATAAGTCATGGGCCGTATTGTCGGGTAGTATATTCCATAGGTTATCATCAAAATCCATTACTAGTTTCTTACCATAATGCCTTGCCATTGCCCCCATCGCCGCAAAGCCCCAAGGGTTATTCATGTAGTTAAAGTAAATAATATCGTAGTCTTTAGCTATTTGATTCCACTTCATGTCAACGCTATCAGTTACTATGTCCCAAACTTTGACGTCAAAACCTTCTGTCCGAGCTAGATGTTCCATCGGTTGAATAACCCGTAGAAAATCCACGCCGGATGTGCGCTCGGCAGATTGGTGTGAAGGTAAACTAAAGATCCGCAATGGTTTTTTCATCTTCTGTAGTTGATATATGTAATTCTGCTAATACATCCTCCCAGTCTGTAAATCTAATTCCCTTATCGTCAATGTAAGCTTCGGCGTAGGGTTTAATATTGGTAATCTCGCTATAGGGGCATCGGTAGTAAGTCATCCAGTCAGAGATAGTTTTGATACTCTGAGGATCTTTTGCCCAGTAGCAGAAAATAACTACTTCATAGCCCTTACTAAGCAGCATGCGCAGCGCTTCTTTTGCTCCTTCAATTGGTCCACCCATTCTTCTGCTTTTAATGGGATTCTTTACATCGTGTATTGTTCCGTCAAAATCAACTGCTATTACGCGGGCTTGCGTCTTCTTTTCCCTGGTAGGTTTCTTTTTTGACCCTGGTATGATCACGTTTGGGTTAACTCTATAAATGTATCAAGCTTAGTTGAGAATGTATCAACCATACCCTTGTAGTGCTCTCTAAAAGCCTCTACATCAAGCTTTACCCCTTCGTCACCGTACCCCAAGCCGTTTAAACCTGTTTCATACTTAGCAAGCTCTTCTTTTGGAAATTCACCGTAATACTGCACCTTACAACCACATAGTCTGGCGATATCCATCATGGCCGACAAACGATCGTAACAGTAGAATGTATGGCACTCGTTGATTAGATCTGCTAATGCTTTCTGATCAGAAGCAAACTCACGAGAAAGTTCTATAGAATTATCAGGGTGTTTAAATTGGTTCTTGCCTTTGCCTACTAGGTAGCACGTCTTTTTTCGCTTCTGCTTCTTAGCTTCGAAAAGGTGCAGATTGAGAATGGGAAGGAAGAGCAAATGATTGTCGTCCACACCGAATGTGTCATAAATCTTAGAAAATACAAAGATCTTGTCTGTGTGGGGAAACTCAGTCGGACCTTGTCGAAATACCCCAAATTGATCAGTCGTACCCATCACACCCGGTGTCTGTAAAATGTAGCGAACTACCGTACCAGCGTTCATATCATTACCCGAATAGATCTCAGGGTATATACCGACAAAATTAGGGTTATCATAACGGGCGTTGACATAGGCAATTTGCCCCTTTGAAAGTAGCCAGCCATATAAACCCCACATCACACGAATACCCCCAGAAGTGGGGTCGAGGGCTGGAGTCCTTATGCTATATGGACGGTATTTCATAATTTAGTGACCTTAAAACTTGTGCCATAATCGCTGATTGCATTCATATAGGCAACTACTTCAGGGGTAAAGCCCATCTTTTCGTATACTAATTTAGGTAGTGCAGCCCCACCTTTTGCATGGTGATAGCACAACACTTGTTCGCCTCGGCACATTACCTTGCCTTCCTCTAACACAAATTCTGTCTCACGATTTAAGGCCTTACAACCGTAGTAGTCTTTATCCTTATCAAATATCTTTAGTTTCCAGTCTTTTGTACGTTTATCCCCATAAGCCAACAAGTTTAATGTGTCATTCTCGGCACATAAGTACTTGTGGGCTTCTTTATTCCATTCCATCCAGTAGCCCCAAAATTCTTGTTTGCGTGAGGCCACTAAACCTGCCTGTAAGAACATTTCGTCAGTGACCTTAATTGCCCCATCTTCACTCTCAAAGTGTCTATTTTCGTAGTCATTGAGGTTCCAGGCTGCCCCAATATCGTAGTCATCAGTATCGAAAACCGCCGACATTCTTCCTAATATCACACAATCAGCGTCTATATTAGCGATAAGTTCATATTTATCCGAGAGTAATTTGCCAAAGTAGGGCTTAGCCGTAAAGAAGTTGATACCGTATTCATTGAACATCGCATCAACGTAATCCTGTCTAAAGACGTAAAGTGGGATGTCTGGGTGAAAGCGTAAGAATGAATTGATAAACTTGGGCGTGCCACAAGGCACAAAGTAGTTATCTGAAACGATAGTATAGGCGCACTTTGGCTCTTTTTTAGTGACACTCCCACGGCTAAAGCCGATGGGCTTCTCAGAAAAACTACGCTGTTGCATAATTTGGCTCCTGAAGGCTGCGTCCCAGCCTCAAAATGTTTTTAGCTGCATTTGTGTCTCGATCAGCCGTGAAACCGCAATAAGGGCAAAGATGTGTCCTTACTGACAAAGCCTTTGCCACCATTTCCCCACAAGAAGAACACTTCTGTGAAGTGAACCGTGGTGAGACACAAACGAAGTTCCTACCAGCGTTTTCAGCTTTGTAAGATAACATTTGTTTAATAATACCCCAACTTGCATCTGTGATTGATAAAGCCAAATGATGGTTTTTAACCATATTTTTTATAGCTAAATCTTCCATAACTATAGTGTCGTTTTGATTAACAATGTTTGTAGTGACTTTGTGCAAATAATCTTTTCTCCTGCTTACAATTCTCTCGTGAAGTCTGGCGGTGTTTCTTGCAGCTTTCAATCGTCTGTTTGAGCCCTTTGCTCTCCGAAAAATAACCCTCTGACTTCTTCGCAGTTTTTTTAACTGCTTGCGGTATGTTTTATCGTTTTCAACAAACTCTCCATTACTGTCGGCAATTAAGTATTTAATTCCCACATCTATCCCAACTTGTTTACCAGTTTTGGGTAAGATATTATTTTCCACTTCACAAACAAACTGGACATACCACCCACTTGGTCGTTTAATAATTCTAGCGTGTTTGAAAATTCCCTCTATCGGTCTATGTACTACTGTTCGTATTTTCCCAGCCACCTTTTTTCCGCTGTTAAAATATACTCCTTCCAATTTGTTTGTTAATCCATCTCTAAATTCCAGACTGTGCCATTGCCTAAAAGACTTGAAACGGGGGAACCCTGGTTTTTCCCCTGTCTTTAATCTCCTGAAAAAATTAGCAAATGAATTATGCAGTCTAGCAATTGTAGTATCTACCAATGAAGAATAGATGTTGGGGTCTGTTTGAACATTGTGAAGTTTGTCGTGAGCGAAGCGGTTAAGGTGTTTGCCTGTTTCTTTATAATTACTGATGAGTTCCTCAAGTCCTGTATTATAAAGGTTACGAGTAAGGGTTAAGGCAACATCAAGTTGTTTTTCTTGAGTTTTATTTGGTCTTAATCTAAATTCATAAGTCTTCATATTTATGACCATAGTCTTTCTATGCTTATTTGTCAAGTTGCGTCTCACCCACCTCTAAAGAAGTGGGTAGTTGACATGTTTAACGAGAAAGCAAGACTATAACTGCGCTTGATGGATAACGTCGTGCCGTATAGCCCAAACTTACCATATATTGAATAAGATCCGGCCAATCAGCATTATGAAGTTCAATCTCGATCGCCTTAATTCTGGTACTGACTTCCCTAAAGCTTTCAGTTCTTAAAATGCTATCTTCATTGCCTTCAGTATCAAACTTGCAGAAATCAATCTCATCAATTTCGTTTTCATCCATGAATTGCTTGAACGATTTAGTTGGTACGGTAATGGTCTGTTTCCAGCCGACTGTTTTCATCCATTTCTTATCACGATTATTGACCAAACCGTTCATGGTTCGGTTAGCTTCGTTCATTGAAAATTCCATCTCACCCTCTTTATCAGCTAAGGCGTAGTTACATAAAGTCACATTATTCCAATTATTAAATTCCTTATTCTTCTTTAAAGCGGCGAAGTTCTCGGGTGAAGGCTCAATGGCATAGACTTTCTTGGCAAAGTTTCTAAAGTACTGCACCGTAATACCAATGTTTGCCCCAGCGTCAACGATCACTAGGTCTTTCTTGCCGTTCATAACATCGACATACACACCTTCTAAATAAATCTCCTTATAAATATAGGGAATGAACAAGTTATCAAAATTAATATCATTGCCTGCCCAGTCTTTTGAGGGGTAATAAAGCGCCCCCAACTCAACCTTACTGTTTGTGTCTTCCATAGTTTGTCCTTTCTTTACGCTCTAGATAATGATAAAAATGTTGGTTTATTATTGGTTATCATCCATTTAACAAGAGATGGTATTTCCTTTTTGTCTTTAGGCCACAATTGGCAGATGTTTGGTAAGGTATCCATGACTTGCTTGGCGTCTCCTGCAAAATGGCTGTATCCGTCATGTTTATAATCATTATCTCTGCCACTACCTATTAGCTTGATAGGTATGTTCTCATGATTTACGTAGGTACGGAGAAGCTCAAACGGTCTATAAAGCAAGAAAGGGGTAATGCTATAACAAAACGGAATCTTGCCTTCTAAAGCCATTCCAGAGGCTATGCCTACCATGCTAAACTCAGCCGCTCCCACATTAAAGAATCTGTCGGGAAATTCATCTCTAATCTTGTCAAACATAATATAACCCAAATCTCCAACAAGAAGGACGATTCTGTCATCTTTCTCCATTGCTTTGTAGAGTTCGCCCGAGAAAGTTCTACGCATAGCCGGGCTCCTTACGAAACACATAGTCATATTTCTTCTTATTAGTCTTGTGAATTGCTTTTGCTGCACATTGATAAGAGCAACAGACTCTACCTTGCCTACATATCTTCGTCTCTACTTTTGGATACATGCGTCTCATAGCTTCATTACCTCCATATACTCCGTCTCATTAAGCACTTTATAGTGCCCGTCAAAACTCTGTAGGTAATCGGGTAGACTGAATAGGTTAATATGTACGGCTAATGAAGGGTAAAAGAGTTGTAAGCGTGTATCCAATATTTCGGTGTCTATTTTGCCATATGCTCCCGTGCCATTACAAACAACGGTGACGCGAAGATTTTCAATTCTTAATTTACTAGCAATCGCCAAGGCTTCCCACACAGTGCCTTCAGCGCATTCTCCATCAGAAAGCATGACATATACGTCACGTGTCTTATCGGCTAACGCCATCCCTACCGCCAAAGTTACGGCACTACCTAGGGAACCAGAAGAACAATAGATGCCGTCGTTAAGATTTCTATTAGGGTGAACCCCGTGCTTGTCGTATAAAGCTTCGGCATTCTTAAATTCCCATTGTTCTAGTACCACATATAATGCTAGGGCCGCATGGCCATTTGAGAGCACAAATATATCTCGTGGTTTCTTTACCGAGTAAATCTTGTCAATGACGTTAACACATGAAAGAGTACTTGAAAGGTGGGAAAGACCCTTCTTGTAGGAAACAGCTATGACACGCTTTTCCAATGAATTCATTTTTTGTACTCCTTAACCATCTCTTCAATTGAGTTGTGTAAAGTTTTTTTAGGTAGCCAACCATAAGATCTGGCTTTAAAGTTCGTAGACACCCAATCGTCATTGTCGTATGCACGCATATTGGGTACTAAGTTAGCGTTGGCCTTTCCGCCTGTCACGCTTTGTACTATATTTAATACGTCCCCATTGCTGTGTTTAATACCGGTTCCTAGCTCGTATATACCGCGAGCCCGGTGCTCAGAAAGGCTTAGTATGCCCGCTACAACGTCTTGTACATCAATAAAGTCATGAGTAGGTGGTATGACAAGATTAATTCGCTCATTGGTAAGACATGACCTGATAAGAGTAGGAATGAGGTGCTCACGTTGTTCGCCTACGCCAGTAATTGAAAGTGGCCTAATTATACAAATTGGCTTGTTGTACTTCTCCATGAATGCCAGCAATATCTCTTCAGCAGCCCGCTTCGTACGAGAATACATTGTTTGATTCTTGAGTTTAACTGATGAGGTAGAGATGTAGACGAATGATTTAAAATCGAATGTTACAGCCTGCTTGATAATACTAATCAAGTCAATAAGGTTTGCTTTGCAAATTTGTGTGTCATCGGTCTGAGACGCTAGATTTCCGTATGCAGAAACGAAGAAGAAGTTGTCAAACTGGCGAAGAGGCAAAGCGGCAGCAATGTCTTCATGGGGAATTGCCACAACATCAGTCAATTGCTTGACTAAATGTGATCCCAAAAACCCACTGGCACCGCTGACATAGTTCATTTTATACTACCCTTCCCTTATGATTAAACCTTTTTTAAAAACCTATTAATCTACAATGTTTAGATCCACTGGCGGATCAATTATCTTTTTTACGTCACTTGCTAGATTCTTTTCTATTAATTGCGTCTTGCAATAGTCCTGTTTTTTCGTCTTAGTCATATTTTTAAGCGCGGATACCCAACCGGTTGAATAAAGCACTCTTGGCTCTTCGATGGTGGCTTCCACATCATCTACAATTTCCCCTGTAAGGATCTTATCTACTACACCATCAATTGTGCCAGAAATAGACACAACATCATCCCCTATATCTTCTGCAGTTAGTAATGTTACTTTTGTTAAATCCAATTTAATGTCTCCTCGTTATTCTTCACATCCGATAGCGATAACTCTTATATTGCCCGTGACCAAAGCTGACGATAAATTAATATTGAGAACAGCATCGGCGGCGGTACTTATATAGCCATTGCCCAAATCAATCCAACCAGAAGTAAATATATTACCCAAGCCAAGTGACGCAGCAGGTACAAAGACGTCAACTGCCACACCAATGGCCGCTGTAGCGTCTCTTAATGCAAAATTTACCACTGCACCGGTCGCATGAGTTGCGTTACCTGTCACCTCAAAAAAGCATCTGAGTAGCCGAAACTTCTTTGTACCAGTTGGTGTCCACACAGCAGTATCGCCTGAGGCCGTAGCTTGAACAGTCTTAAATACCTTAGGTGTCCGTACTCGGTCATATGTTGCACCGTTATAATTCATTGGGCCGACATTAGGGAAAGAACTGCCAGTTGACGCATCACCATTAGTATTGGCGTTGAGAATAGGCAACATATTTGCCCCTCCCGTACCCATCATTGAAACGGCTGCAATATTACCCATAGTTACAGCCCCCCCGGCGGAGACTGCTGAACGTACTCTGTCCCAGGTCGTACCGTTAAATACTTGCATTCGTGAATTTACTTCTTGGCCTTTTTGAGTATTAGAAACACCATCAGCATTGGCGTTGGATACTACTGCACCATTAGTAGTGGTTAAAGCCGTACCCGTGAATACCGCGTCTAAAACTTCTTGAGGACTATTTGCCATAATTGTTTTTTTCCATAAAAAAGAGCCGGACTTCCCTGTGTCATTGGAGGGATTCCGACTCGGACTTACCATTCATGTAAGTATTGAGTAACTAACTAACAAATATAAACCTTTCATTAACCTAAAGTCAAGCCGAAGCTTCGTACAACAAGAAGAGCGTATCTGCATTTCACTCCTGCTGGTCGTGCAACTTATCAGTCATACGCTTAACGTACTCTTTATCACCGCCACGAAAGGCGTTTGCTAATATCTCCCGATCTCTTCGTACGCCAGCACTTTCGTTAAGAACCCGACGCCGAACCTGGTCGATATGCTCACGCTCTTTAATGCTTGTTGCGTCCCTTCTTGCTTTATCTAAGTCTGCTAAATCATGTGTTCTTGTATCTGCCATATCTTCTTTTCTCCTTATGAGTGTTACAAGCCCCCCGGAGGAAACAGGAGGCTGTAACCGGTTTTCGTTAAGCGCCTACGAATTTACCTACGATTGACCAGTCGCTGTTTAACAACTTAGCGGCATATGCACCAGCCCATGAGATATAGGTGGCACGACCAGTGGTATTTGTTGAGTCAATACCTTGGTAGACATAGAGCTTTGGTTTATCTCCTGAAAGATCAAAGCTACCGAAAGCGTCAGCGCCGTGGACATAGGTGTAGTACAACACAGTCGTACAAGCAGCCGTTGAAGAATCTCCATTAGCTGATGCAACGTCTTTGTTGAGTAACCATCGTACTTGGAACAATTCACCCATTTCACCTTTGTAAAGATCTTTTACATCGGAGTATTGCTTAGCGTTTAACCAAGCACTATCACCAAGGAGTGAAATTTTGTTCTGTGGAGTTGTTTTACCTATGAACATACCATCTTTGTAAGTACGCGCCTTGTTAATTTCAAGACGTTGTACCATACCGCGGATCGCTGAAGCTGAGAACACGTCTGAGCCTGAAGCTGTGCCGGTGGTGTGGCCGTTTGGTAAGAATGAAGTACCGTTAGAAAGTTCATCACGAACGATCCGGTTTAAGGTTTCACCCATGTTTTGTCCAACCACTTCAATTTTTTCTTTCAAGTTAACATCAATGGACACTAATGAAAGTAATTTTGAAGTAATAGTTGTTGCTCCGTATTCAGAAAGCGTGACTGCTACCGTTGATGCGGTTAATTGACAAGCAGAAGGGTTTGAAGCTTCAGCAAGTGGTGTGGTTGAAATACCCATTGGAACCACGCGAGTAAAGTTGATCGTTCGACCCGAGTTTGTACCATGAGTACGCATCTGACCGCCTTCTTTAAGGATCATGTCAAATTCAGCTCGTGCCAAGAAAACCTTCTCGTAGAAAGTCATCACTTCTTGAGATAAGGAAGTCGTTACGTTTACGTTTGCCATATAATAAAATCGCCTCTCTCTCTAAACAAAATTGTTTATCTGCTAAGTTCTTTTTAAAGAATCTTGTGCAGAAGCTAGGAAACAAAACCCAGCTTCTTTTCCATTTCCCCAATGGAGAGATCCTCAAATTTCTTTTCACTCGTTGTTACCGAAGTAGGACGCAAAGCGGCTTCTGATACTTGCTTAGCGACATTCTCAGTCACCTTGCCTACTTCATTGGATACTGCCCGTTCATAGGGTTTCATCAGCTTATCAACGATATTTTTAACTGATGCCGTGTAGGGATTACTCCTTACGTGGGCTTCGGTAGCCTCAGTAATCGCATCAGAAAGTTCTTTATCAAAGCTTTCACTATCAGGATCGAGTTTCGGATAGGTCTTTAGCACGTTATTAGCTTCGTTGTTAATCCTAGTAACAGCGTCTTGTTGTTTAATCCGTAGTTGTACTAAACCATCTGCTGCGCGCATGACGTCATTTTTGTACTGTTCAGGACTAATCTCGACTGCGTCAGGATCAATCTGTGGGGTAAATGGCTGATTAAGATCAGTGCTCGGCTCAGACGAGCCGGTAAGCCCCTGCAATGTTTCTGCTAACGATTGCGCTCGATCTTCCGCTGATCTTGCTTTTTGGGCAAGTTCACGAATCCTTTGGTTAGCGCCCTTCTTAGAACTTTCCCCTGTTTCAGATTCTTCACCTCCTGTGTCAGCCGTCGCTTCTTCAGTAGGCTCAGTCACATCCCCAGTCGCTTTGTCTTCTGATACTGGCGTGGTATCAGGGGTGTCACCCTCTGTGTTTAACGCCGTGTTTTCGGTATCATCCATATGATACCCCCTTTCAAATACACACCGATTATTACGGATCGTGCGATGGTGTCCGCAAGCATAAATGCTTGTTCTGAGGCAGGTGCCCGCCTACCCCAAAATAAATACTTATGCCATATTAAGTTCTGTTCTTTTTTTTAACAGTGGCTCACCTTGTCGATCGAAGCCCACTAGTATCACTTCTGTTCCTACCCACACGCCGTGCTCAACCTCACAACCTTTACAGACTAGATATGGCCCCCTCTGTCGCCAATCGTGATTAGCTTCCGGGCGAAACATGAAATCGGGTTTCTCAAAATTAAGTTCTTCAACTTCCCCTTCATTTTCATTGATCGCCTGGTTGTCCTGTATCTCCTGTGTGTTCGGTGGCATCTTTTGCATCTATTACCCTGTCAAAAATTCTTTTTAGTGTGCCTTTAGTCAGACTAATAACTACGGTATTCCGTCCGATCTCTTCAAGTGGTGCGCCACCTTTAATTGCTGTGGTATTCATCTCATCAAGAGTCAAGATCTCCTTGTCAGCGATAGCCTTTAAGGTTGCCCAAAAGATCGTTTCCGATCCGGCGGCTAGTATCTGCTCTTCATCGCTAACCCCCTTGGGCTCTGCCCTCTCGTCTTGAATAAAGACAGGTAAGCCCCCAAAAAACTTATCCGGTTTCAATGCCTCCCCTTTATTAGACATGCGGCATTCCTCCCATTTGTTGCATCGGATCCATCGGTATACCTTGGTCCTGTGGCATCTGGCCTGACATAGGTGGTATGGCGTTCATATTTGGTTGTTGACCACCCATTTGTTGGAGTACTTGAGCAAATTGTTGGGCATGGCCGTCCATCACCGCTTGGCCTTGTTCTTGCTCACTACGCTCGGTTAAGATCTTGTCCCAATCTTGTATACCGGTATTTGAAATTAACCGCTTGAGTAGTTCACCAAACTTAAAGTCATAGCCCTCTGCGTTCAACAACGCGTCAATGGCGTTACCCTGTGGCCCTTGAGCCTTCATGTAAAGTTCGAGTAACATTGAAAGGTTATCTTGCTGGCTCTTAGTATCTGCGGCAAACGTTGAACCTGAGACCATCTCGTAGTCGTAAATCACTGAACCGGTTTTCTTTTTATCGACCATTAACTTGCCGGTCTTGTCGTCATAAGATTCCATCAGATCAGGATAACTGCGCTCTAATTCTTTGAGGTCTTCGTCAAATAGTCGAATGGTAATGGCTTTTGATTGTTTCTTTCCAACCAGGTTAGCCATCTTAGTCATAACCTTCTTTAAGAACTGTTCCATGTAAAAGCGATCAGCATTATCACGAGTATTCTCTCGTTGAGCCTGCATACTTAAAGCTTGTGGGGTTTTACCAAAACCTGCTTCTGTTTGAGAAGTTATGGTGGTATCAGTGGTACCAAACATATTAAGCAAGGAACCATTAGCCACCTGATAGGTGTTATTAAATGTCGATATACCTTGTGGTGTTAGCTGAATTGGTGCTACTGCATTGCCTATTTGATTACGAACTAACCATTTCTCAGCAGCTCCCCACTTAATGGAAGACATTGAAGCGATATTGTCTTTGTTAATCATGATTGGCGGGAAAATAGACATCTTAACGGCATCCAAATAGAGGTTCCACACTGAATTAATGGCCATCTGCATTGGTGCACCGCGCTCAAAGTCACCCATACCCATAAAATCATCTATTAAAGGAATAGAATACTTGCAAACCACTGGTAATTCGCCGTTATCATGAGGGTTCTTTTGGTCTCTAAACTCTAAATCAGCATCAACTACGTAGTCGACCCACCGATCTCGCTCAAACATGGTTAATACTTCAAAGTAGCCGGCATTCTTAGCGGCTTCTCCATGAGGGTATTGCTTTACCTCGCGCTGTGAAGTGGCATGAGTCTCTCGTCGTTGCTTATCACCACTAACGTCTTTTAGCTTGCTTACAATCTCGCCAATATTCTTAAAACCTTGTTGCTTTTTAAGACCCTCAAAGTAGCTTAAGGGCTTCCATGTTCTAGTGATGACGTAATCACTGTCTTCAAGAGAAATCGCCCCTACCTGAGGGAATACATCACGGATATTGAGCATCCATAAGTCAGGACCGATGTAGCCATTTGGTCTGACATCCCAATCAACCATGGCAAAGAAATTGCCGTATAGGTTGGAGTAAATATCGATCATGCGCAGCTTAGTGAGAAAGTCAAATTGAGCATTAGCATTGGGGATAACATACTTATCCAAGACCATGTTCATCAGTTTCGCTGTGCCCATGTCGTTCTTTGAAATAGCTTTAACCTTACCCGTTGGCAGTTGTGACATTACCCGATAGCCTCGTTCTAAAGTTAGGGTGGTTAACTTAGGATCGAATACCTGTGATTTAGTGGTGTTGGAAATTGAATCGTTTAGTTGATTATGGAAAAGCTGCTCCACCTGATCCCACATCGTGCGTTTTGTCCGAAGATAGTCCTCGGCGGCTTGCTTACGCGTTAAAACAGTCTCTTTGATTGTCATATCTCTTTTTACCCCACAAAAAAGGACGCCCAAAACTGGACGTCCTAGTAATTGCTAAATAGCTACTTCAGACCTGTGCCTACGGTATCACTCTTCTTGTGGCTTGTCAATCCTGTTGTAACGCTTGCGCCGTCTCTTAACAATGTTTAGTGTTGTGAAATCAGCCACCCCATCACGGATGACCACGTTAACCGTAATCTCACCAAATGGGGTTAACTGAACTTCCTGTTCAATGACCAGATGAAGTGGAAAGTTCGCTTTTAACAGCTGTGATAATAGCTGTTGCAATGCTGATGTATTTGCTTGCATCGATATACTCCATCTCGCTGTAATCAACTATGTTTGAATTGTTTACTCGCAGCGTAAAAGTAAACAGCCCGTTTTTTCTATCCTGTATATCCTTTTCAATATCTATATGCGCCCTTAGATTCTGTTCGCCTATGGACAGTACGTACTTCATCTAATAAAATCCTCCCTCCATGAACATTCTTGTATCGTCTGGCAGTTCTAGATCAACAGCATGATCTGGTCCTGGATCACTGCAAAGTTGGTAGAGTTGCCAAGCTCCCGCCAAGCTCATAACCAAGTCATCATGAGCGCCCCTCTCGGCCTGTGCCTTAATCGTTGCGGTTGTTTGTGCCAAAATAAACGAATACAATTCCGAAACTGTTGGCTTATCATAAATCCCTAACGAACTATGATCGACAGCATTTTTTAGATCTTGCAGCATAGTTGGCCTTGTCGCGGTAGTAGTGTCCCACCCCAACCTTGTCGGCTCGGGATTATCAATATTGCCTCGATTCTGCATCTTATATATCTCAAATTTGTTCTGTCTGTTGAGCCCGGCTAGCCTATCCATCTCAAAAGCCCCACCATTTTGTCTCTCGTACGCTACCGTGGGCTTTCTGCCTGTCCTATCATAAATTTTCTCAATCACTGGTAGTATCTCGTTTGTCATGTTGGTCGCGATCGTCTTGCTGTGGTATACCAACGGAACATCCACTTTTGTCTTAGAAAGAAACTGTACAGCGCAATAGTCGCCTGCGCCATACGACGTATCAGCAAATACTACAAAAAATTCTGCCGGTTCGATCTGTCGATATTGTCTAAACATATAACAACCCCTCTGTCATCGGTTGCCTGCCGCCATCAAGATAATGCTTTAACGCGATAGGATCAAAGAACAAGTCGCCACTAGTTAAGAATGCTTCTTCTGGCGTTTCAGGGTACTCCTGAGCAAATAACCGTTTTAACTGCTTACGTTTTGTTTCAAGAAACTCAGCATCGTAAAAATCAGAAGCTTTATAGAACAATGGTTTAAAAGTTTGCTCGCCAAGCATACACTCATCCCAGAAAGATTTAAAGTAATTGAAGCCATTGGCCGTGGTCTCGATGACTGTCCGCCCATTTGGTACTACGGCCTGCACAGCACCTGCAAATATGCTTTGTGGATTTGGATAGAAAGCGAATTCCGACAGATGTAAGTTGTTAATCGTCTTTGACCGTCCAAACTCGGCGTTCTTTGCAGTCCCTATCGTATACCGAGAACCGTTGCCTTCGTTATATAGTTCGCTTTTGGAATTATACTTCAGTGGTACTTTGGTGTTTGTAATATCCTCATAAGCCCTAATATAATGCCGTACTCTGTCAAGAAGTTCTTGGGCATTATCATCAATATCGGCCACCACAACCGATCGACAGTTATCTTTCAGTAGGAAATCAGCGGTAAATGCTCCTAAGATAACAGATGAGAAACCTTGTTGTCTGGCTTTTAGAATTACATCGCTCCCGCTGGCATCCCTGGTAACGTATTTATCTTGTATTGCGTTAAGAGTAAACGGCACCTCACACGATTGTTTATCGATAATTCTAAACCTATTTTCAATGAATCTTCTATATGCTTCGTTCATATACCAAACTCATCCTTATCTTTCGTTACTTGATCACCATAGTTATTCACTTGTACTAGCGATGGTGGTATTTCCTTAAAGTCAGGGTGGCGTTTCTTCAAATAGAAAATAATAGCACCTAAGTTGCCTTCTCCACCTTGGGTAACCAGTGCCTCACGCATATCGTCATTGAGTTCCATCTCTGATTCTTTTATCTCATTGAGGAACCATTTGTCGTCCTCTAGCCATGTGTAGTACGTTTGTCTTGAGATACCCATAGCTTTGCAACAATTTGATATATGGCCACGGCCCTCACGATAGAACTGTACGAACTGTTCTTTTTTAACTCTGTCCAGTTCGTCTACTGCTTTTTGTTTAAGTGTTGGCATATATTACTTGTTGTTCTAGCGTTTCTGTCATAGTTAAAATAACCACCATTTTATCATCAAGATCGTAATGAGTAAGTACACTATGCCTATTGGGATAAATACTTTCATTGCTTCTTTATCCATATTATTTTGGTTCATTATTTATCCTATCCCGTATTTCTTGTTTGGCCTGGTTATAACCTTTAACAAGCTTCTCGATACCACCTTGATCAAACTCTATCAATAACTTTTCTATCTCGTCTTGCAAGTTCATCTTATTTCCCTTTCCACTAACATATTATTGATGTCCATATGTAAAATAGCTAACCTAGCGTTAATCACTGCCAGTTCTTCCAGTAGATCAACCTTGCGAGTAACTAAATCCCGCCGTTCTTCCAAGGCTCTTTGCTTATCACCGATGTTGTATTCATTCCAAGCTTTATTTTCTACCATATCCCAAAAGTCCCTCTCTTACAAACTTGGCAATAGATCTTGCCATTGATATGTTCTATGGTGGGTCCCCCACAATAGGTGCATTGATCGTGTATCAGCCACCAAAACTTCATCAGTAAGCGTTTCATAAGTGTTTTTTAATCTCCTCTATTGCTTCATTTGCACCCTTACACACAGCGGCGTAGCATGGTTTATCTTGTAAGGCTCCTATCCACTGTTTTTGGTAAGCCGACACTACTCCACCTTTTTCCACTTTAAGCTCAATGAATACGACATCTTTGCTTGTCACAACAATATAATCTGGCACACCGCGCTTTACCCCTTCCTGCTTATTCCGTGTCTTCGCTGCCCACGATTTGGTAAAGGTTTCAGAAGGCACCTTGCTGTATACGATTACTTTGCCTTGCATCGCAAGTAGCTCTAGATATTCTGCAAAGACAACTGATTCTGTATGTTCGCCGACCTTTACTTGTGCCATAAGCTAATCTGTTGTCTCCTTCCTTAAACAACGTAAACAATAAGTAAAATACAACCATTCGCCACAAAAGCTACACAACATTGTTCTCCCCCTTGCGCCAGCCGGCGGATTGTCCTATTGTTTCCTAGCTTCCATATAAGCTAAAAAGCCACCAACTAGATAACCTACCATTCCCAATAGGGTCAAAAAAAGATCATTGATAATAATACCGACAATAAAAACTAAGACACCACTAATCCATATTGCTAGATTCATTTTTACCTCCTTCTACCGGTACCGCCTTCAATAAGCTAACCAATTTATCTGCCATCTTCTCGTAATGTGCTGACCATGTTGCTGGCTCTGTTGCTGACCTTGCTGACCATATTGCTGACTCTGCTGACCTTGCTGTTGACCTTGCTAATGACCTTACTGTTGACCATATTGCTGACCAGGCTGGCCTTGTTGCTGACTCTGCTGTTGACCATATTGCTGACCTTGCTGCTAACCACTCATCTTCCGACACCGTTTTGCCCTCTATTTCTCGTTTTTGCAAAGCCGCTATTTGTTTGATGGCTACTTTAGCTTCATCGTTGGCCCACTGGAATACTCCGTCTCCGTCATACCATGTATTTTCTATTTGTATTTTTTTCATAACTTTTACCTCCTGTGTGCTGTCTATTTAATGCCATATTATTTCTTAATCTCGTTTCCTACTAAAAGCCACAATTTAAAGCGGTACTCAACTTTCGACAAATCGGCCCCAGGCTTAATAGCATGTAAGAACCGTAAGGGGAACTCTTTAGCCTTACCGTTGCTTAGCCATTCAAATATTTTGTCCTCAAGGTGCACAATTGATAAGGGAATGCCTAACTCCTTTGCCATGGCTTCATGGGAATTGTCGCCTGTCTCGACTGTACAACCAACTGCACAGCCTTTACCATTCTCCCAATAAACACCTTGAATAATTTCGTCGGCATCATAATGGGCCTTTACCCTTGCTAAATACTTATCTTTTACGCTTTGCTTGCCATGATAGGCTAATGTATTGCTCATAGTCTCTCTTTCTACCCGTCTGTTAATGGTTTGTCTAAGATAAAGAAAAAATCGTCTAAGGCTTGGTTATAGCCATGCACATAATTAGAATCACTATTGCTACCTTCGATATAATCTTTTCCAAAGTATTTCTTCTCTGGCAACCCATCAAGAATTCTCGCCCTCTCCTCTGCTACTGCTTGGTGGATTGATTCATCAATATGCTTAACAATATCACCAAACTCATAACCACCATTTCCACCGTCCTGTGCGTAACAATAACCACCAACTATTGTTTTTAAGCGTTCTTTAGACTCTAATATTTTTTGTGTAGTGTCTGTCATAGTTAGTCCTTTTTAGTTAGTTTCATAATTATTTATTATCGTAAACCAGTACGTCTGCATCCACCTCGCAACGCCTTTGGACAAGCTTATATATAATCGGCTTGATTTCTCTACCCCGTTTTTGGTAGCCTTGCCATCGCCTCAATAGGATACTTATGAAGTATCTCTTGAAATTGAGGAGATAAAGTTGAGGAGTATAGTTTTTTCAGCCTTTTGGCTGTTCTATATCCCACAACTTTATATTGACCGTAATGAGATGCTGCTACTCCACCACAAGACAATTCGCCGAATGTACTTATGAGGATTGGTTTAAGTCCATCATATCGACCAAGTTCTTTATCTCTTTTGGATATTCCTGAATACCAACTTTCGCGTTGAGTGATTTCGTAAGAAGCACCAGGAACACTTCCTGTAAAAGTTAAGCCTACCCCATACCAATCTTTAGTTAGATTGAAGAACTCATCT